TTGGTCCCGGCGACGTAAACATCGCGGGCCAAAATGTCCATTGTTTCGCCGCCCTGCTCACCCAACAGCTCGGTAAACTCGGTCAAAACCGGATCCTGGTTGGTCAAGCTCACCACATCGCTGTAGTGGATATAATCGCCATAGGCCTTGATCGTGGCGGTAATGTCCGTCTTGGTGACGGTCTTCCCGGACGGCGTTACACCTTCGGTCAAAGGCGTTGTGGCCACTGCCAGGGATCCATAACGTCGAAACTTGGCCTGATTACCAGACCTTTTCTTGATCGGACGCCGTTGTGCAAACAGCGTGTGATTTTTGAAAGGCAAGCCCCGACGCAAAAGCACTCGGTCGTAATAGGTGGCTACGGCCGGGTCAATCTGAGTTGAGACGTTAATGTTCATGTTTCCCTCCGTTGAGGGAGAAGCTACGACATTTTGACCTTTTCGATCTCTTTGTCGATTTCCTCGTCGGTCATGTTGGCATACCGTCTGGTATGGTCGATCGCTCCCGCATTGGCGACAGCGGACGTTGGCGTAGGCTGGCTCGCGTTTTCAATAACCCTGTTGGGATCCATCGCGGGCTGTTGCCCATAATTGGGCTTGCCCTGGACATTTTGAGCGGCCGGGTTCATGTTGGCCGCCTGCATATCGCCCATTGCTCGACTTTGGGCCTGTTCGGGCGTGTAGCCCTGGCCTAGCTGATAGGCAATAAACGGGCGAATCATCGCCGGGGCACTTTGAATCGTTGTCACGATTTGTTGGCGCATCATAGGATCCGAGGTCCGGATCCTCTCCGCCAGGTTCCCCGCGATAACTTGCTCCGCATCGGATTTTACGAGCTTGAGCATTTCCTCGCCGACAATCGCTTGTGTGCGGTCGTCCTGGGCGGCGTTAGCTGCCGGTCCGCCCTGGAATTGCAGGCCACCGAGAAACTTTTTGAGTTCTCCAGCCGAGATCATTTCATCATCCGACATTTTGGACAGTTCATCGGGTAGACCGACTTGAATGTTCGGTTGTCCTTGTTTCTGCCCCGTTTGCGGCTGTGGTTGACCTTGTGGCTGTGGCTGGCCCTCTTGCGGATAATTCGGCTGATTGAGCCGGTTCATCGAATACAACAGGACCTGCTCTTTTGCCTGCCGGGCTTCGCTTTGGGCCTTCTGGCGCTGTTCTCTTTCCGCCAAAAGTGCCGATCGGAGCCCTTCAACGTCTTGTGGGAGCTGACCACCGGCCGGCTGTCCGGTCGGCTGTCCCTGGGGTTGACCTTGAGGCTGTCCTCCCTGGTTTTGTTGTCCTTGAGCCGGGGCGGCGGCCCCCTGGTTGTTGTCGCCCGTTTGACCCGCGTTTAAATTATCCATGATTACTCTCCTTTCGAGTCGGCGGCACTCGCAAGTAACGCCCGTCTGTTAGTGGTTAAATTTGTTCTTGTGGTATTGAACCCTCGCCTCGGCTGCCTTGTACCTCGCTTTCGTCGGCTTCGTCGGCCCAAACCATTCAAGGACCCTGCCCGACTTGCGGCTGACCAAGGCGTACTCTTTTTGTCCGGACTTCTCGTTATATTTCTTCGTGACCATGCTACGACCCCATCACCATTGGCGCTCCGCTTTGAGATCTCATGTTCTCCGGGCTCGGTGGCGCGTTTCCGCTCGGGTTCTGCGGTCCCCCCTGGCCCATGCCGGTCATCGCTAACATATACTGGATCTGCGGCTCTTTGTACTTCTCCGGAAAGTCCGCGGCTTCCATTAAAATCATGGGATGCACCGGGCCGACGTTCTGGTGATACCACATGAGCTTGTGAAAGTTGTATTCCTTTTGCGTCGGGCTTGTCATGGACTCATCGACCACGCTGTCATATCTTCCGAAGTCCTTGGTATAAAACCCCGGCGCTGGCTGTTGGTTGAGGATCCGGCCGATTTTCTGCGGTGTGTAGTTCTTTTGAACCATCTTTATGTAGCGTTTGCCGATCTCTTTTTTCGTCATTCGACGGTTATCGAAGATCTCCTGCAACATGATAAGGCCCTGTCGTTGCCGGAGCTGGATTGCGATCCCGGGTATGTCCTTTTCCATTTGCGCCATCATTTCGGCGTTGAGCCCGGAGATATTTTGGAGATCGGCCCCGAAGACTTCCTCAAACTTGGCGATTTCAAGGGGCGTCCTGGGCGGCTGGACCGGCTGCATCGCGCCGGCGGTGAGCTTGCCTTCGTTGAGTTTGATTTTGACCGCGGGCCCGGAAGCATAGTCAAGCTGGCTTTCGTCCTTCATCGCCCCTTCTTCGTACAAATAGCCGGAAGTGGCGATCGTGTTGATTGTGTGGAGAAGCTGCGATCGACGCTTGTTTTTCTCGTTCTGCGGATCCCGAAGGCTTCGGATGATTCCCTGCAGCTTCCACTTGAGCTGATCATATTCCGGCTCGAAATAGCAGAACATTGGAATATACGGGTAATCGTCACACCCATAAGGGTCTTGGCCTTCCCATATCAGATCTTCGCCAATGTAAAGCTCAAGGATTACCGTTTTCTTGGCCTTTCGGATCACGCGAAGCTCCGGAAACTTCCGCAAGATAAGCTGTAACCGCTCTTTCTCTCGGCTTTGCCCCTTTGGGACCTCAAACTCTTTTGTCTCGCCTGTGCGGATATTCAACAGGTAGGTCTGTTTTTTCCATTCCCTTTTCCAAAACTCGGTAAGGTAATAGCGCTTTTGTTCCAGGCGGGCCAGCTCGGCCGGATCTAAAATGATCCGATACTGAGCGGCCGCCTGTTCTGTAGGTTTAATGTCGGAAACATCAACTCCCGGCATAATCAGCTCAATTTGCTTTTCGCTGACCGGCTCACGGCGGAACAAATAAGCAGCATCGGACAGGTCCATTTCCTGAAAGAGCGGATCCGGCATGATCTTTGTCCACGCCGTCCGCCGAAAACGAATATCTCCCGACTCCCAATCTTCGTTTAGATCATTGTAAATGTTGATCCAATCCAGGCCCGTCTTGACCATTGCGGCAAACTGCCGGCTAACCTGGTGATAACCGCCCTCTGACTCCAGGTGCCGGCGGATCAACTCGCTAAACTGATCGGCCGCCATCGCGTCAGACCCCTCGATCGGCTTGTAGCTTATCGACAGGCGGTTTTGACGTTGATAGCCCGTCAGAAGATTATGGAATCGGCGAAGCTCGTTAATGACCAGGTGCGGGCGGCTCTGTTGATCCAGGTATGCCTTGTCCGAGTCCGACCATTGATCTCCCAGGACATACTTTAGGTCGGTCTTGGCTTCGCGCATCCACGGATCCCAGGCGTTCCACGCTTCGCCTAAGAGTTCTTCCATGTCTTTGTACTTGTCTCTGTCCATTGCCTAGCTCCGTTGCCGAGCCTTTCGGGATTAGTTGCCGCTTTCCACCTGTTCGGTGACGGCCGCGGCGGTGTTGGTAAATGCGGCTGCTGGAATGACCATGGCCGTGACGGTTCCTTCCGCCAGGTCAACCCCCCCTCCGGTCCAGTTGCCGAGCTGGACTGTCACCGTGTCTGCTGCTGTCACGGCGGCGACAATGGCAAGATCGGAAACATCAAGGCTGAAAGATGCAATCGCAAGGTCGCCCAGGGCGGCCCCTGTAACCGTAACCTCTTTGACCGCCTCGTTGCCGTCGCCAATACTGCCAGGATCCCATGTATCCGTCCCGGTCAGAATCGTTGCCCGGTCCGTTCGAACTTCGTTTACCATGGCTCGAAGCGCGTCGATCTCCGTGTCCAGGGCCTCGAGTAACCGGACCAATTCCCTGGGGTTGTGGACGGTGCTTTTTTTGATCCTCTGTGTCATTTGCTGTGCCTCCTTTCGACTTCGCGGCCGATAGCTTTTGCGCTAAAGGCGGCTAGTTAATGAGCCAATTCGTGTTTTTGGTCGGCTCGTAAAATAGGTTGAACTTGACCCCACCGTCCGTAGTGACCTCTGTTCTCATCTGTAACACGCAGCGCCGCTGATAAAATATGTCCATGTTGCGACCATCTTCGCTCTTGAACATTTCCAGGTCGCCGTAGTTCAGCCGGTCGATATTGACATTCCACTCCGACAGCTTCGCTCGGAGAACCATGTTTATCTCCGCGTTAAGATCCTTGAGGGCTTCAACCGTTTTCATTTCCTCGAGGGCCGACTCGGATCTGAGCTTTCGCTCGCCGACCAGGTGCGGTGTTAGGGTCATAGCTTACCCCCCGGGACAATGATCTGCGGGTTTGCCGGAATAATCCGACCTTCCATTTGTGTCCGCTGCGCCTTCCCGTCGGCCACGGCCCTCATAAACTGCTTCGCCACGGATCCTATGGCGCTTGTCAGCATCACCATGTTTACGTCGAAGTCGGGATGAATGTTCTTGACGCCCACCGCGCCATCACTCCGATACACAACGGTCAACTTGTGAACAGTCTTTAACTCGTCGCCGTTGTCCTTTGGCTTTGCCTTTCGCTTGTTACTCATGCCGAGTCTCCTTCCTTGGGTTGTCGTGTTCTACGCCGCCATTGCGCTTGGCGGTCGTTTCGGTACATAGGACTTGCCCTGCTCTTTGTCGCTGGTCGGTGTAAAGAGCCCTGTGACCATGTATTGCAACGC